AATGGGGAGGGTAATGGGGAGGGCATAAGGGAGGGCAATGCTACCCCAATAGCAACCAAGAACCAAGAACCAAGAACCAGAGAGAGCCGCGCTACGCGCTTGCCCCCAGACTGGGAACCGTCCGATCAGTTGATTGCTTTCATGCGGAAGGAACGTCCTGATCTGAACCCAAGCCATACCATCATGAAGTTTTGCAATTACTGGCAAGCCAAGTCAGGAAAGGACGCTACCAAGCTGGATTGGGACAAGACCTTCCAAAACTGGGTACTTGCTGAGAAAGAAGGCAAGGCGAAGCCTGTAAGCCAAGATCCCTTCGCAAGCCGGGGTGGCGTATGAAGGGGCACGACTTCGTTATGGACCTGCTGGCTAAAAATGAGGTGCCCCGCGCCATCTTCATTGAGTTTGATGGCAAGCCTGATGCCTACGCCGCAGTCCCGGTTGTAGTGGTCAGCAAATGGGATTTTGACTACCGCTGGGCCAAAGGCCTGGTTGCTCACGTTACAGGCCCTGACTCCGATGCAGTAGCGCGCGCCACCAAGGAACTGCTCCGCTGCGGTGCTGCTCGAGTCTTTGCTCATTACACCGAATCACGCTTTCCCATCTTATGGGACTCAAAGGTTGACGCATGAACACCATTCCTCAAGAAATCGATTTCCAAGCCTGGTATGACTCCATGGAAGCCCAGGTCCGCGTTAGATCCGCGGCTGACTGCATGGACCAACTGATCGACCAGGTTAAGAACCCGGTCACAACCAAACCCATCACGATGCCCTGGTCCAAGACGCTGGGCCTCTTCGAGTTCCGGCCTGCTGAAGTCACGGTCTTTGCCGGCACCAACGGATCTGGCAAGTCCATGCTGACCGGCATGATTGCCCTGAGTCTGATTGCTCAAGGCCAGCGTGTTGTGATTGCAAGCTTTGAGATGAAGCCCTTGCGCACCCTGCAAAGGATGGTCAGGCAATGGTCCCGTCGCAGAGACCCTGCTGTAGCCGATTACGAGGCCTTCAAGGACTGGGTGGGAGACAAGATGTGGTTTTATGACCAGCAGGGGACGGTAAGCCCTGGGCAGGTTTTAGGGGTTGGCAGTTATGCTGCAGCCAATCTCAACTGCAAGCACTACCTGATCGACTCGCTGATGAAATGCCTGCGTGATGAGGACGACTACAACGGGCAGAAAAACTTTGTGGACCAACTCTGCACCTTGGCTCGAGATTACGACACGCACATTCACCTGGTGCATCACATCCGCAAGCAACAAAACGATGAGAACCCACCCACGAAGATGGACCTTAAAGGCTCAGGCTCGGTGGCCGACCAGGTTGATAACGTGATCCTGATGCACCGCAACAAAAAGAAGGAGCGTGAGGTTGAAGCAGGAAACGTCGTTGACCAGTCAATCCCTGACGCTTACCTGGCCATCGAGAAGCAGCGCAACGGTGAATACGAGGGCGTCATCAGACTTTGGTTCGACAAAAACTCACAGCAATTTACTGAGCAAGCCTATGGAACTCCCATTAGTTTTTGAGGCCACATTGCCATGGCCACCCACCGTAAACACTTACTGGCGGCACAGGGTCATTGGCAAGCTCGCCACCGTATACGTTTCGCAGGAGGGCCAGGCCTACCGCAAAGCAGTGAACTTATGTCTTATGGAACATGGGGTGAAGACTTACGAACTCGAGGGGGACCTGCGAGTCGAGATCGAAGTGTTCCCACCGGACAAACGCAAGCGGGACATCGACAATCTGCTCAAGTCCCTGCTGGACAGTCTGACCCACGCGCAAGTGTGGAAGGACGACAACCAGATTTCGGATCTGAGGATCTTCAGGAATAAGCAAATCGCCGGCATCGTGAAAGTGAGGGTGTATGAAATTAACGGGTGATCGCAACCAGTGCCAGGCCTGCAAAAACTACTTCAACTCAACCTTCGCCTTTGATAAACACCGCACAGGCGATTTTGGGGTGAGCCGCAGATGCAAAACACGCGATGAAATGGAGAGTATGGGGATGAGTATCAACCCAGCAGGATTTTGGATTTCTAGCGCTTATAGTGGACCTTGGAGGGCCATTCATGAATGACAACGTCAATCACCCAAGACATTACAACTCACACCCATCAGGCGTGGAGTGCATCGAGATTACTGAGCACTTCAACTTCAACATCGGTAACGCTGTGAAATATTGCTGGCGCGCCGGACTGAAGGGTGAGCAAGTCGAGGACTTACGCAAGGCCCGGTGGTACATCGACCGGGAAATTTCACGCATCTTGAATGAGAAAAACCATGAAGCATGATCCGCATGACGCAGTCGATTACATCATCAAGCACGCAAAACAATTTGCTGACGCCAAAGCGCAGCGCGTTTACCTTGAAGAGTTTCGCAAGAGCAAGAAGGCGTTGCTGATGAAGCAATCCATTGAAGGCGCCCTTGGCGCACAAGAACGTGACGCTTATGCTCACGCTGAGTACGTTGAACTGCTTAAAGGCCTCAAGGAGGCCGTCGCAATTGAGGAGAAATTGAGATGGGATCTGATCGCAGCACAAGCCAGAGTGGACATCTGGAGAACGGAACAAGCCAACCTGCGCCTCGAGGGCAAGGCCACGATCTGATGAGCAACGATGGCCGCCACAAGCAAATGCTTGCAGACCTGGCTGACTTCATCGGCGCTGTGGCTTTCGAGGATGACAAGGGCTGGACTGAGGAAGTTTATTCCGAGGGCTGGAGCGCTGGCTTCAGATCGGGCCTGGCATATGCCGCAAAGATTGCGCAATCACAGGGCAGGGGTTGGGGGATAGAACATGCCGAGCAGATACGAAAAGCTTTGTAATCTCAAGCAGGGAAGTTGGTTCATTTTGATCCGATCGGGCGAGGTGCTGCAAAAGCTCGGTCCCATGAAGGATGACTACCGTTACATCAGTTGCCGGGCTGTCACGGGTGATACCAAGGTGCTCAATTGTTTAGTTGGCGTGGAGACGATCGATGAACCAGGAAGAGAAAAAGCACCTGAGTAAGGTGGCCGCCATTGGCTGCGTACTGTGTCACTTGCAGGGCACACCAGGTACGCCAGCAGAGATCCATCACCCCAGGAAGGGCACCGGCATGGCCCAGCGCGCATCTCACTATGACGCAATCCCGCTATGCCCTGAGCATCACCGCGGTAAGACGGGCATTCACGGCATGGGCATCAAAGGGTTTACCAAGCATTACCAGGTGGATGAGGCTGAATTGCTGCATGTGACACGCCGTTTAGTTGCGTATCATGACCACTTGTCGGACGGATGGCGTGTGTCTACACAAGTGGATTAAATGAGAGTACAGTTGAGTCTCAGTAGCAAACAACATTTAACTTTTATAGCAAACTCAGGAGCAAACAACATGAACGCAAACCTCAAAGCTGAATTGGTCAAAGAGTTCACCGCACAAATCACCCGTAGCGTGACCAGCACCTTTAACTACCTCGTTGAGCAGTTTGGACCCACAGTCAGCGGTGTGTACAACTCTCGCAGCGCTAGCGTGTGGCGAAACACTGTGCAATTTTGCGTTGTAAGAACAGGGACAGGCACTCGTAGGGATGAGCCTTTCGTGCTTTGCGAGCAGCGTCTTGCAAAGTTTGCAGCAGCGCTGGCAGACCAGTGGGCCACCGAGGTTCTTGGTAAGGTCGATGCAAAAGTTGGTGAGTTGACCGATCCCAATGTTGTGTACGCAGGTTCAGCCAACTTCGTGATTACCGGCACCAAGAATGGCCGCGGTGTCCGTATCGACCAACAGCAAATCATCAACTGCTCATCAAAGGGTACGCTGTTCAACCAGTACCCAAGCCGCATTTATGTCGATGGCAAGTTCACCCCCGCATCAAAGTTCGCAGCAATCTAATCAAACCGGGGCCTCGGCCCCTCAGCAAACCAGGAGCAAACAGCATGGACAAGCAAAAGTTTATTGATCAGATCATCTTCCACGACGACGATAGATGGGTAGTCCTCGGAGCAGGCGCACAGCGCGATGGCAATACCTTCTGTCACCTTGCAAGCACAAGCCGTGGCCGCCAGCAAAAGAATGGCTGGAGGCCTGTGCAGATCTGCGATTGGGTGAGCACTGAAGTGCTCGAAGCAGCCGTAAAGCGTGACACGGGTGCATGGATCAAAGGCACCGAAGATGATGATGAGGCTTACGACTACATCCCTTCAGCAGCAGAACTTAGCTAATTAAACCCCGGGGCTACGGCCCCACCACCTGGAGCAAACACCATGAGCAAATTCGACATAACCGTTCAGACTGAAGACTACGAGAGCATCAAGCTCAGTGACTACGATGACAACCTTTGGCTGTCAGTGTGGAAGATTGGCAGCCACTGCTCAGCGAACCTAACCCGCGATCAAGTCATTGAATTGCGTGATGCCCTTAACCAATTCCTTGCCATGCATGAGGTTGCCAACACAGCAGAGAGCGCATAAACTGAGCTTGGCAGTCCATGTGACGACTTTCCCTGAGATCCTCTGTACTTCCCAACAGAGTTACACCCCCGCCCTGGGGGTTCTTTTTTTGGTAAAGCTGTAGTAAAATCAATCAGTTAGACCTTGCCTTGCGCAAGCAATTGCCACCAGCCCACCAAAACCCTATCATCTGCGGATCTTATGTCACTGGAAGATGTGATGCCCAAAACCGCCAAACCCAAAGCCCAGGCCGCGCCCAAGAAAACTGGCCGCCCCAGCAAATACACCCCCGAGATCGCACAAGAGATCGTGGAGCGCTTAAGCAACGCTGAGCCACTGAGACAGATATGCCGAGATGAAGGTATGCCAGCATGGCAAACGATATATGACTGGATGTATCGGGATGATGCTTTGGGTGCGGAGGGCGTCGGTCTTTCCAGAGCGATCGCACGCGCACGGGAGATCGGCTACGACAAGATGGCCGAGGAGTGCCTCGAGCTAGCCGACACGCCCAAGTGGGGTACCAAGCAGGTCGAGACTGAAGGCGGCATCATAGTCACCAGGGAGGACATGCTTGGCCACCGCAAGCTGCAGATCGAGACACGGCTCAAGCTGCTGGCCAAGTGGAACCCCAAAAAGTACGGTGAGAGATTGACTCACGCTGGCGATGCTGACAATCCCGTAGCCGTGCAGGCTGACATTAGTATCTTCGACGCCATGCTCAAGAACCTCGAGGCTAAGAGACAGCTTGGGGACAAGTGACCTTGAGGCCCTGCTCAAAGATCCACAGATCCGCGAGCAGTACACCAGGCTAGAGCCACAGGCGGCTGCTGCCTGGGCCTGGCGCATGATGTGGCTCACTCGAGCACTCAAGCACCAGATCCTACCGCACGGGGATTGGTGGTCCATATGGCTCATGCTGGCAGGCCGCGGTGCCGGCAAGACTCGAACTGCAGCCGAGCAGATTGGCTGGTGGGCACAGTCCTACAAAGCCACCAGATGGCTCGTGGCGGCCCCAACGAGCAGTGACGTAAGGGGTACATGCTTCGAGGGCGATTCGGGCCTCCTGAGCGTGATTCCTGCGGTCCTGATCGCTGATTACAACAAGGCCTTGCATGAGATCAAGCTTACCAACGGCTCGCTGATCAAGGGCATACCCGCCTCGGAGCCTGAGCGCTTCCGCGGTCCACAGTTCCACGGTGGCTGGCTCGATGAGTTAGCCGCCTGGGAGTACATCCAGGAAGCCTGGGACCAGATCCAGTTTGGTATGCGCTTGAAGCTGCCTGACATGAAGACCAGGCTGATCTGCACGACAACACCCAAGCCCAAGGACCTGATCATCGATCTGATCAGCCGCGAGGGCGATGATGTAGTGCTTACCACGGCAAGCACTTACTCAAACCTGGATAATCTGAGTGAGAACTTCAAGCGCCAGATCCTGCAGTACGAGGGCACCAAGCTTGGAAGGCAGGAGATCTACGCTGAGATCATCGACCCCGAGGAAGGAGGTATAGTCCAACGGGATTGGTTCAAGCTTTGGCCTGCTGACAAACCCATACCCAAGCTCGAGTATGTGGTCCAGTCCTATGACTGCGCCTACACGGAGAAGACGGTCAACGATCCCACTGCAAGCATCACTTTCGGTGTCTTCAAACCTACTGACGGTGGCATGTGCGTACTGATCATCGACGCCTGGCAGGACAGGCTGCAGTACCCTGACCTGAAGCCCAAGGTCATTGACGAGTTCGAGATCATCTTCGGTGAGGGCAAGACCGCCAAGAAGGTGGACCTCGTCCTGGTCGAGGACAAGGCTGCCGGCATCGTGCTGATCCAGGACTTGCAGCGCGCACACATCCCCGTGAGGGCCTACAACCCCGGCAGGGCTGACAAGATCCAGCGCCTGAGCATTGTGGCCAACATCGTGAAGGCAGGAAGGGTGTATGTGCCCGAGTCGAGCAACAGGCCGGGCTATGTCCGCGACTGGGCTGAGGCCATGGTCACGCAGATCTGCAGCTTCCCGAATACCGACCACGATGACTTTTGCGATGCCTTCAGCCAGGCACTCAGATACCTCAGAGATGCAAGCTGGCTCAACATCGACCCGCTACCGCCTGATGATTACGATCCCGAGGATTATGTGGACGCAGGCATTACGAGGACCAATCCGTATGCAAGCTAACCGCAAAGAGTTATCATCCCGCGCAAACGGAGGCCGATGATGCCCAAGCCAACAGACGCGAAGAAGGTACTCGAGATGCTGTACGGTGCGCCCAAGCCTGCCGTCGTGCTGGGCAAGAAGCCCATCCGCGGCAATCCCGAGGACTTCGAATACGCTAGTGGCGGTGCAGTTGGTTTGCAAGGTGGTGGTACGCCGCTCGATCAAGTAAAGGATGACTTAACAATCCTTCCTGAAGAAGACGCGTGGAATTTATTGAAGGGTCTGGATCGCATTTACACACCGAAAATTGGCGAGTACATCGCAGATGTCCAGTCGCCAGCAGAGTTGCTTGGTCGCATCAAGGATCTTGATCCTGAATATGTGGACGCTTTAACAAGTGGTCTTTCGGATTTGATTAGTCAAACGCAGCCTACGGGGCCTAACAGCTTTGACTCAGTGCCCAAGTACCATGGCTCGGACCCATTAGATAAGCTTAATCGCCAAGAGATTGACGAGGCTGCATGGCAGGTTTATGAGAATCCTGCGCTGGCCTCAACCTTTGTGAATGTGCTGCAAAACCCGCTGGCTTACACGATGACCGAATCGGCGGTTGATCAGCCAAGAGATATAAAAGCAGAGATTTGGAATGAGGCATTCCCAAAATGGAAAGAGGATTTATTAGGCGCTCCCGCTGACATTCAGCCCTTAACGAAGCAGCCTGAAGACGAGGAGCTTGGATCAAGCTACCAGGGTTTGACGCCTTTACTCCAGGCTAGGTTTGGTGATAAAGGCCAGCAGGAATACCGCACTGGCGGCGTAGTCCACATGCAAGACGGTGGCGATCCCACTGACCGCTTCATGGGCAAGACGCCCAAGCGCGGTGTGTCCTCATTGCCAGGCTATGGCCAAGGCAACATTTTGCAAGACATCGAGTCAGTGGCCCCGCGTTTCGCTGGCGGTATTGATGCAGCACTTACGGGCCTGCCGATTGTTGGTCGCACCTTGGTATCACCTGCCGTCACTGCCGGCACCTTTATCAAAGAAGCAATCAAGAGCGGCGACCCTTCAGACACAGGGCCATTACAGCGCGCCATAGAAGCCTCTCAGGACTTCATTACAGGCGATATGAGGCCCATGCAGACGGAGCTTGGCCCTGAGTACCTTGAGAGCACCGCCGAGGGCTTAGAGCGCCTGATACGCGAGTCTAAGCTGCCGCCCATCCTTCCCCAAATGTGGACTTCCGCAGCCATGCCTGGCGCAGTGGGAGCAATTAAAGGTGTGGCAAAAACAGCAACAAAAGCAAATATTCCTGAAGTCTCAGCACCAAAGGCTGCGACAATTCCTGTCCAAGGAGTGACATATGAAACAGCCACAGAAGGACCGTTCTACCGCGTCCGTCCTAGCGTCTCTCAAGCGCCTGCAGGCCAGCGTCGAGGCACGCTCGAAAGCGATGGGACTGAAGCCGGACAGCGTCCCGCAGGAGGAACTGGAAGCGATGTTCCGCAACCAATTACGAATGAAGCAGTACAGCAAGTAATGGCTGACCCGGCGAACTTTGTTCGTCAGTCAGCAGACACTTATGTGCAAGAGGCCTTCGGCAGGCCTTATGAACTGCCAGAGATTTCTGAAAGCTCCATCTTCAAGCAGGCGCCCATTGGCCGCGCCTTCATGCTTGCGACCACTGAAGACCCGACATATAAACAAACCATCTTCAATGAATATGCCAGGCAAATGCCTGAAGTCATTAAGCAATCAGGCGCAAAAAATTATGACGAGTTGGTGGCCGCTTCCTACCGACAGATGGCTAAGGAAACCAATGAGCAATTTAAGCGTCTTCCGATCAGCCTTTCGTATCATCGAGCAGGCGAAGGAAACTATCGCAACAGCAAGCAAATGCTGCAAGATGTTTATGGCAACAAGCACCTGTATGTCTTCCAGGGTGGCGATGAGCATCCCTACTTAAAAGCTGTCGATCCTGAAACAGGATTGAATGAGAATGAAAAGTTTCGTGCTGTGCATGACTTCTTTGGCCATGCAATTCACGGCAACGAGTTTGGTCCCAAGGGCGAGGAGACTGCTTGGGCAGCCCACAGTCAGATGTACTCGCCCCTTGCACGCTTGGCTATGAGCACTGAGACACGAGGCCAAAACAGTACGGTTAACTACACCCCACTGAATGCCGCACTCAAGCGCACCATCAATGAACTGAACATGCAGCGCTACGAGGCCAATCGTCGCGGCAAAACTGAACTAGTCAAAGAGATTGATTCACAGTTGAAAGAAGCATGGAATGGTTTTCAGTTTGCCCCACAAAAGCCAGTGCTTTTGCCACCCGAGTTTTTAAGCACAAAGTACGAAGGCGAGATGCCTGATTACTTGCGAGGACTGATCAAGCCCGAGGAAGGCACCTTCGTCAACATGCCCATGATGCACTTCAGCAAGCAGGCAGGGTTGACTGAAACAGATCCGGCGTTTTACGGCACGGGCATCAAGGGCGAGGAGGCCGCGCGTTTAGGTGGCACTGGCTCGGTCAGACCCAGGACTTACTTCTACACCGATGAAAGCGTGACACCTGAGCCTGGCTTAGGACCCCATCGTTATCGTGCCATGGGTGAAAATCTTTATGACCTGGCGGCTGACCCTCTCATGCTTAACATGCTGGCCAAAGAAACCACGCGCATCCCGATGACGGCAAGCTCTAACAAAGGATTGGCGCAGCCTACTGAGGCAACCAATGCGCTCGAGCGATTAATCCGCGACTATGGATATGCCGGTTACATCAATCCACAGTCAACGAAGCCGAGCGCCGTGATGTTTGGCAAAGTGCCAGTAACCCCTTACAAGCAGGGTGGTCCCATGAGGCGAGTTCACATATCTGACAACCCTGACACCATGGCGCTTGAGTTAGCCATGGGCGGTGCTGTGCGCATGGCTGGCGGCGGTAAGCTTGAAAAGATTGCCAAAGCATCTAAAGCTGTGGCTTATACAGCGCGTGAGCTAAGGAATGAAGCCAACAAGGTGGCCAAGGCCATCGCTAAAGAAGATCCCAACATGGCGCCGGAAGATGTGCAAAAGCGCGCCGCTGCAATTGCCGAGAAAAACCTTACTTGGACCAAGCAACAAAAACCGGCCCTTGAAAAGAAATTTGGCAAATTGATTGATGCACCCGCCTCCGCATCAATAGGCGATCGCTTACAGAATGTGCCCGAGGCTGTTGAACGACGCGCCCAAAAGGCCGAAGAGTTCCTCGCGCAACCCACCGAGCCTTGGCAGCCGCCGCGTGCTGAACTGCAGGCATTTGATCGATCGCTCATCAAAGACGCCATGGAAGGCTTTCCTGGCATTGAACAAACAGCATTCCCGCGCTACTCGCCCCCAAGGGCCAACATTGGTTACATCGACGAGATTTACCAAGACCCGCGCAATCGAGCGCTCATTGAGATGCAGATCAAACGCGGGCTGCCCCTGGGCGGTGAAACTTTTTACCCCTCGCTTTATCCCATGAAGATGGCGGCACTTGAGCGCGGCATACCCGAGGAAAAATTTAATCAGTTTATCTACAGCACTGCTCCGGCATCGGCGCGCAACTCCATCCTAAATGAAATGGCAGTCGGCCAATTCCTGCGCGATATGAATGCGCGAGGCTTGCCGCTTGATGAGGAAACCGTCAAGCGCGAGATGGAAGCATTCAAGCAAAAGTACGGCACTGGTCTGCCATTGATGCCCGTACATCGTGAAGGCGTGAGAAATGTCCTTGAAGGCAATCTTGACCTGCGCGAGTTGTCAAAAGCAGACATACCAGTCAATTACAAAATCCCAACTTATGGCACGCAAAAGGCCGGTGACTTTGGCAAGTCAGTGGTGCTTGATGTGCATGAGGCATCGGGCGAAACACAAGCAAGCCGCTTTCACCCTTACTTTACTAAGCAGGGTGGATTTGGCTCAACTGAGTATGGCGCTGCAGAACAGCAAATGCTGGACATCGCTAAGGGCTTAGGCCTGCCTGGCGGCACGGCACAAGCTGGCCGCTGGTTTGGTGGTGGCGAATTGACCGGGTTAGTATCGCCCCGCGGTGACGCATTAGATTTACTTGAGCGCCAAGCCGCTTATACGCTTAACGGCATGGGCGTGAAGCCCACGCCACGCAATGTGCGCAACTACTTGCTTGACATGATTGAAACGGGCGAAGGTGTCTTGATGCCTTACTACAGCAAAAAAGTGCCGTTGCCCGATGTCCGCACCGAGAAAAAGAAGGGCGGCGCCGTGAAGAAGTCAGCGCTTGATAGCGTTAAACGAGGATACAAACATGCCTGAGATGCCTATTGAGCAGGACTATGGCCGCTTCATTAGCGGTATGGCCGATGATGAGGTGCCCGTTGCTGATATGTCAGCCGAGTTGCCCGATGAAACTGCTGAGATTGAGGAGCTTCCTGACGGCTCGGCAGTAGTTCACATGCCAAGCACCAAAGGGCCGCTTGAAGATCCTGACTTTTACGAGAACCTGGCCGATGTTATCGATCCCATGGATTTGGATTCGATGGCCATGCGCTACTTGGACCTGCTGAAAAAGGACCAGACAGCGCGCGAAGACCGCGATAAGCAGTACGAAGAGGGCATCAAGCGCACGGGCATGGGCAAAGACGCCCCTGGTGGCGCTACGTTCTTCGGTGCCAGCAAGGTAGTACACCCGGTTATTGCTGAAGCTTGCGTGGATTTCGCATCAAGGACCATCAAGGAGCTATTCCCACCTGATGGCCCGGTCAAAACCAAGATCCTTGGTGAGACTGATGAGGAAAAAACCAAGCGTGCAGAGCGCAAACGCGACTGGATGAACTGGCAGCTAACCGAGCAGATCGAAGAATTCCGCGATGAGCAAGAGCAACTGCTCACGCAACTGCCCCTTGGCGGCTCGCAGTACCTAAAACTGTACTGGGATGACAAAAAACTGCGCCCGGTGGCTGAGTTTTTGCCGATTGACAAGGTCCTGATCCCGTTTGCAGCCACGAATTTTTACACCGCACAGCGTGCTGCAGAGATTCATGACATCACTGAGTTTGAATTCAACCAACGAATTGACTCAGGCTTGTACCGTGACATCAGTTTGACTCGCGTAAGCCTGGAACCTGAGCCAACTCGGCCAGAAAAAGCCAACAACAAGATCGAAGGACGTAAAGCAGAGGAAAACATCGACGGTATGCGCCGTGTTTTTCACATTTACACCTACCTCGAGCTTGAAGATGACACTTATTCCAAGGGTGAAATGGCGCCTTACATCCTGATGGTGGATGAAATCGACCGTGAAGTGGTCGGCTTGTACCGAAACTGGGAAGAAGGTGATGAAACCATGGAAAAACTCGACTGGGTGGTCGAGTACAAGTTCATTCCCTGGCGCGGTGCCTACGCTATTGGGATGCCCCACCTCATTGGTGGCCTGGCAGCAGCACTTACTGGAAGCTTACGGGCGCTTTTAGATGCCGCGCACATCAATAACGCCCCTGCCACGCTCAAATTGAAGGGTGCCAAGGTCTCAGGCCAGTCCGTTCAGGCCGATGTGACGCAGGTGGTCGAGATTGAAGCTGCACCAGGCGTGGATGACATCCGCAAGATTGCAATGCCCATGCCGTTTAACCCGCCAAGCCCCGTGTTATTTGAGCTTTTGGGCTACTTAGACAAGGCTGCCAAGGGTGTAGTGACCACCGCCGAGGAAAAGATCGCTGACATCAATTCCCAGGCTCCTGTTGGCACGACACAAGCACTGATTGAGCAGGGTGCCGCCGTGTTTTCGGCTATTCATGCTCGATTGCACAAGTCACAGGGCCGCGTACTGAAGATTTTGCAGCGCCTTAACCGCTGGTACATCGAAGACATGCGCCGCGGTGAGGATGTGGTCGATCTGGAGGTCCAACCCGGCGATTTTGAGCGCATGGGAGATGTGGTACCCGTCTCAGACCCCAATATCTTTTCTGAAACCCAGCGCATGGCGCAGATTCAGGCGGTTTTGGCACGATCAGACAAGGCACCTGACCTGTATGACCGCCGTGCGGTTGAAGAGCGCCTGCTCAAGCAGCTAAAGATCCCTGGCATCAACGAATTGCTCAAAGGCACCCCGGTTCCCGAGGAGCGCCCAGCATCTGATGAGAATGTGGCCATGGCACTGGGTCAGAATGCCTACGCCTACCCGCACCAGGACCAGTTATCGCACATCCAAACGCACCTGGACTTCGCGCTTAATCCTGCTTTTGGTGGCAATCCCATCATGGCATCGTTCTACCTGCCGCGGGTGCTTGAGCACATCAAGCAGCACATGGTCTTATGGTACTTAGGTCGCATGAATGGCTATGTAAACAAGGCCCGTGGCAAGCCCATGGCAGAGAGCGATTACGAGAACAAGATGCTGACCTCGGAAATCGACAAGACCTTTGCTATTGCATCGCAGCATGTCATGCAAGACACCAACGCAGCCTTCCAGCAAATGGTGCCCAAGCTGCAGCAACTCATGCAAGCCATGCAGCAACTTACGCCCCAGCCGCAACTGCCGCCTGAAGCGCAAGTGCTCAAGGAAACCAGCCTGGCAGAAACCCAGCGCCGCGCACAGCGCGATCAGGCTGAGATGCAACTCAAAGGTGCCGACATGCAGCAACGTGGCCAGATTGACATGGCACGACTGCAAGGCGATCAACAACGCGCAGCCGAGCGTGATCAGTTGGATGTGGCGCTTAACGCTACAAACAACCTCACCAAGGAGCGCATAGCAACTGCACAACTCACCCAGAAGGATGAGCAATTGCAGGCAGAGCAGTATGAGACTGCTATCCGGCTTCAAAACGAAGCACAACGCAACTTAGGAGCTAATCGTGGCCCAACCATCCAGTAA